GGCGATTCTTCCGTAGTTATAGTTTAGATACATACCTATCACTTGAATGTATCCAGGAACATTACCTTGTAGTTTAAAAAGAATATGTGTCATTATAATAATTTTTCTGTTTCTGTTTTATTTGGTTCACTTAATCTTAACTGATTTTTTAATGACTCTTCAATTGTAAAATTGTTTGTTGTTGCTTCTGTCATTAATTGGTTTATATTTTTATCGGTTGAGATAGTGTATGCTGACGCTAATGCTAACACTTGTTTTTGTTGTTCTGGGTCCATCATAAGAATTGAATCTAAGTTACCGGTACCAATTCTACCATATGAAATCATATCTAACATAGCTTGCTTTGCCATACGAACGGTCCAGTATTCGTGTTCATATTTTTCTTCTAATTCTGGATTTCCAAATACATCGATTAATTTCGTTCCGTTAGGTAAAATCGCCTGATCAGATTCCAAGAATTCTTTTATCAAATCAATAAACCCTTGTCTTTCTCTATATGCGTCTTTAAGATTTCTATTAAACTTTCTTAAATCAATCATTTTATCAGCAATGGTTATATTAACCATTTCTTTTCTTTTGGGGTCGGTTATAAATTCTTTACTTTCTTCATCCATTTGGATTTCAAGTTCCATCTTTCTAACAGTATATTCCAAATGTTCTACCGCATCTTCTCTACCTCTTAGCTCTAATAACCACTGTTTTAACCTCGCGTAAGGTGTGATTTGCGCTCCACCCACAAAGTTATATGCTTTATATTTTGGTAATGCAAAAGACATGCTTTCAGAAATTTGCATTAGTTTTTCATCAAATGGGTTATTGATAAAATTAGATCTATCATATTTGTAACCTTGTTCCATAATTAATTTGTTTTCATCTAATATACTTAAAAATATTCATAAAGTCAAATGTTATCTCCAACCACAATGTCCAGATGATGTCCCAGCGTTAACCCGTGGTGCTAATCCCGTAATGGCATTTGAACCTGTGTCGGTTGCGTAAACCATTATCCAAGACGTATTGTTTTGTCCTGTTCCATCATAATTTCCTAACATATATTGCCAGTCTTGTCCTAATGCGAAGTTTTCTTCACCACAGTTGGCATGTGGCTTTGCAACATTACCAAGATTCGTATCCGTAGAATTACTCCATCTTCTTAAGTTGTAACCACCATTATATGACCCCTCGTTACCACAATAACCTTTCCCAACTTTAGATGGTATACCTTTTTGTTGTGCGTGTGCTCCCCATTGTGTTGATGAGCTTGGTGTTTCATTTGAAAAATTAAATTTTATACCCGCAGATGTTGTCCACGCATATCCAAAACTTTCATCATAAAATGCGCCGGCACCATCGTTACCGCTTATTGACGTTACACCAAATCCACTTACATAACTTTCGTTAGATAGGTTAAATTTTTCAATTGTTGTTGATCCACCCGAAATTAAATAGGCAAACTCTGTTTCTTTTTGCATAGTTGCAACGTCACTTCTAGCAATACCTGTGTTAAATTTAGCTTGATGAGCATAGTTTGTATCGTTAAACAAATTAATTGCTGATGTCCGAGTCCCATGAATACTATCTGGACCTTTCCATGCCCCATCATCATTTACTGACCAAATAAACAATATTGTTTTATTACATGCACCAGATGTATATGATGCGGGATAATCTAACAATTCACCGACGTGTGTTGTTTGATTCGTTGAGTTTGTTGTTTTATGTACGTTTCTCCAAGGTGATGAATCTTTATAACCACCAGCCAAATATGTGTATGATAAAACTTGTCTATATTTAAATGCTATTGGAATGGTTTCTTGTGCCGCAATTCTCTCCCATCCGTTATCAATATTTGATACGCCGGTATATAACATTAAAAAGCTACCACTAGTGGATTCTTCCAAATATAAAGAACCAGATAATGGTGAACCAGGTCTGCTTGCTCTAACACCTCTAGGTGGTCTATTAACCACCCTATCTGATGTTAAACTACCACTAACTTCTAAATTCTCGTATATCATAATTTAATTATTTTTTACCCTCTCCATCCACAATGCCCAGATGATGTTCCAGCATTGACTGCGGGGTTTAACCCACTTACACTGGTTGTTCCTGTATCTGTTGCATAGAAGAATTTCCAACTTGTATTATTTTGTAGCCCATCATAATTACCTAACATATACTGATGATCTTGACCCATGGTAAAATTTTCTTCACCGCAATTAGGATGAGGCTTTGATACGTTTCCAATGTTGGTATCATTAGCATTACTCCATCTTCTTAAGTTGTAACCACCATTATATGAACCTTCGTTTCCAGCATAACCTTTTCCAACTTTTGAACTAATTCCTTTTTGTTGTGAATGTGCGCCCCACATTCCACTTGATGTAATTGTTTCCGTTGCAAAACTCATTTTAATACCTGCAGATGACGTCCAACCATATCCAAAGTTTTCATCAGAAAATGCTGAACCACCATCACTACCATCGATCGTTGTTAAATGAAAACCAGTTGCTATTGTTTCTGTACTTAAATCAAATCTTTCAACGACAGTACTACCGCCGGTAAACATATAAGCCATTTCTGTTTCTTTATGCATGGTTCCCAAGTCACTTCTAGCATTGGTAATATTGAATTTTTGATTATGTGTATAGTTTGTGTCATTAGCCATATTAATTGCTGAGGTTCTAACACTATCTACAGTACTCGGTCCTTTAAATGTATTATCTGTATTAACCGACCAAATAAAAAAGATATATTTGCTACAAGCTCCCGATGTATATGATGCTGGATGATCTAACAATTCTCCAATGTGTGTTGTTTGATCTGTAGAGTTAATTGTTTTGTGAACATTTTTCCAAGGGGATGAATCTTTATAACCACCCGCAAGATAAGAAACACTAATTATCTGTCTAAATTTAAAACCAACATTGGCATTTACTTGAGAAGATACCCTAACCCATCCACTATCACTATTACTTAAACCAACATAAACCATTAAAAAACTACCACTAGTTGCTTGTTCTAAATATAAAGAACCAGTTTGCGGACTGCCAGGTCTATTTGCCCGTGTTCCAATTGGTGATTTTATCACACCTTGTGCTTTTAGGGACCCACTAATTTCAATATTTTCGTGTAGCATATCTTATAAATATAAATTTTATGTTCTCCAACCGCAATGGCCTGATGATGTTCCATCATTTACTCCTGGCGCCAAACCACTAGGGTTTACTGTACCAGTATCCGTAGTGTAACCAAATTTCCAACTAGTATTTACCTGTGCACCGTCATAACAACCTAACATATATTGATGATCTTGTCCCATTGTAAAGTTTTCTTCTCCGCAGTTAGGGTGTGGCTTTGCTACATTGCCAATATTTGTTTCTGTGAAAACATTCCATCTTCTTAAATTATAACCTCCGTTATATGTTCCTTCATTTCCCGCATAACCTTTACCCACCTTTGAACTAATACCTTTTTGTTGACCGCTCGCACCCCACTGCTGATTATTTGTGAATGTATCATTTGCGAAGAATAGTTTTGTACCACTTTGTTGTGTCCATCCATAACCATAATTCTCATCTGAAAATCCTGATGCACCAGAAGGGCCACTACCCGTGATTGATGATGTTGTTGTAATGTATGGGACACCTGCTTGATAGTAAACACTATACATTGTCTCGTTTGTTAAATTGAACTTCTCGACCGCAGCAACTCCAGCACCAAATATCCAAGCAAATTCCGTTTCTTGGTGTAAAGTACCACAATCATCTCTCGCGTTTGCTAAATCCCATTTGGTTTGATGAGCGTATGATGTTTCGTTTACCATATTAACACCACTTGTCCATGTTGAATGAATGGTGCTATCTCCTTTAAATGTACCATCGGTATTTGTTGACCATAGAAATAAAATACTTTTACTGCAAGCACCAGATGTATATGATGCTGGGTAATCTAATAATTCACCTAAGTGAACCGTTTGGTCTGTTGAATTTGTTGTTCTATGAACATTCTTCCATGGTGATGCGGATTTATAACCACCAGCTAAGTATGAGTAATTAATAACCTGTCTATATTTAAATCCTGTTCTATCTGTATTTTGTGAACCAACTGGTTCCCAACCACCATCATAATTTGAAGATGCAGTATATGTAACTACAAAGCTACCACTAGTAGATTCTTCCAAATATAATGACCCAATATCAGGACTAGATGGCCTATTTGCTCGTGGCCCTCTTGGTATAATATATTGTCCACTAACATTTAAGGACCCACTAACTTCTACATTTTCTCTTAACATATTATATAATATACGGATTTTATCTTACAACTACAACCCTACCTGATCTAGAAGATGAAAAAGTTATTGTAACCACCGATGTGCTTGTTGTAACAATTGATGATGGCCAGAACATATTATCTGAACTGTCATAAACAAATACTGCCACATCTTTTGTTCCTAAACTATGTGTTACCGTTACTGATGATACACTACTAAATGTTGTTGAGTATGATGAGTTTGAATATGATTTAGCGGTACTTCCACCGATAGTTAATGCGGTGTGGAAATTTGGTATACCACCTCCACTAATTGAAAATATATACCCGGTATTTGTTCCATCATTTTTATAAATGTAAAATGGCGTTGCATCTGTATTAGATCTACCAACTATTTCCCATTTGTTATTTCCCGCAGAGTCTTGGAATTGAATAATGTTACCACTAGTTGAAGCTAACTCTCTTAATTTTAAAACCCGACTATCGGTATCACTGGTAAATATCGCAGCCTTAAATGTAGGTACTGCCGATGTTGCAACTGATTGTCCTATGGATACGGTAACCGAACCTGTTGTTGTGTCAACACCAACACCAGTTCCCGCATTAACCGCAGTTACTTTAGCCGCGGTATATGTTGTTGATATTGAACTACCATTCCAAGTACCACTTGTAATTGTACCAACCGTTGCTAAATTCGATAATGACGTTAATGATGTATTTGAACTTGCTGTAATGTTTGTTGCATTTCCAGTTAATGTACCAACAAAATTACCGGAGTTCATTGTTACCCCCGCACTGTCAACGGTCATTATTTTGGTCCAAGTACCTCCACCCGTTCCGGCTGAGTTGTACCAATGAGTTAAACCACCAGTACTAAGACTATCAATTGCACCATGTGGAACATTATCACCATTTGCATCTGGAGCTCCCCACCAAACCGATGCGGTTGATGTTCCTCTAAAATATACTGTTCTACTCGTATCTGTTGCATTACCACCAAATGAATTACCAAATGTAACACTACCCGCACCAGATGAAAATTTAACAAGATTTGATGTTGCAGTACCACTTCTTAAATAGGTAGAGGTTACTCCCGCAAATGTTGGTGTTGATGTTGTTGCAATACTTTGTGGTAAACTTAATGTAACACCACCAGTATTTGCACTAACCGTTACTTGATTAGTTGTTCCTGTTAAAGATGTCACACCACTATTTGTGACCGTAACGGCACCTGTTGTTGTGTTTACACTTATACCTGTTCCAGCACTAACACTAGTTACTTTTGCATCTGTATATGTTGTTGAAATCGATGAACCATTCCAAACACCGCTATTAATTGTACCCACTGTGGTGATTGCTAGTGCGTTTACTCTTGCTAATGTCTCATCCCCAGTATTGGTTCCTGAAGATGCACCACTATGTGTTCCGCTAAAATTAGCTGCGGTCATATTATAACCAAATGTGGCAACGCCCGTTGTTTGATTTAACGTTAACACGTCAGCCGCAAGTGTTTCACTATAACATATATAATTGTTAGATGTTAAATTTTCTCTTAAACCTATGAACCACTTAGAACTACCCGCAGTTTGATAATATAAACCAACATAATTTGATGTTGCGGGTCTATTAAGATTTAACCCTCCTGTTGAATTATTAATTATTAATGCGGTACTTGTTGTTGCACCTCTACTAGTAACAGTTGATAATGTTTCACTTGTTGCGAGTCCTTGTAATGAACCCGTAAATGCTGTTGACGTAACCGAAGTTAAACCTGCAAGTGATGTTGACGTTCCACCCAATGTTGTTGATGTGGAACCAATTGTAATTGTTTTATTTGAACCTAATTGTGACCCATCTATTTGTGATGAACCACTAATAACACCATCAGCGTTTAATTTTGATTTAACACCGGTGGTAAATGTTGCTGACGATGTGTCAATTGCAATATCGTCAGCGTTTACTGTTATACCATTACCGGCGCCCACATTAATCGTCCGAGTTGCTGAAATATCACCACCTCCCGTTAAACCACTTCCGGCAGTAATTGAAACCGTTGTGTGATCTATATGTTGATTAGCTACATAATTTGTTGTTGCGTTATGATTCACTTGAACGGAACCACTTATAACACCGTCACTATTTAATTTATTTTTAATCGTTGTATTAATAGAACTAGTGAATGAGTTTAATGAACCTGTTGATGTTTCAACATTACCTATTCTTGTAACAGCATTGTTAAATTCTGTTTCTCTTACTAATCTTTGTTCTGAACCTAACTGACCAGCAACCCAATAATCATTCGTTGAATCCCATAATAAAGATCCTGATATTTGACTTGGTGCTGTTGTATCTTTAACTCTTAAACCAGCAAATGTTGCACCACTACCATTCAGATTAATTAAGTTATTATCGACATCAAGTGTTGATGTGTTTACGTTTGTTGTTGTACCCTTAACTAAAAAGTCGCCCCTAACAGTTAAGTTTGAACCTGTTAATTCTATTGCAGTTAATAACGAAGAGGTAAATGTGTTTAAACTACCTGTGGATGTCTCAATTGCGGTTATAGTTGGGCTACTGATAACTTCAGTTACTTTTAATGTACCTGTAACTTCCGTATTTGAATTAATGGATACCTTAGTTCCATTATCAGTGATATTACTATCGTTTAAGTGTTCTATCCCTGTACCTTTAGGTATACGGTTTAATGTAAGATATGGCTCCCCACCAAGATTATTGTAGGTCTCTGGACCCATTAATAAAACAGAAGATGTTACTGAAGCTTGATCTTGGTGAACAAATAACCATTGGTTGTTAACGGAATCAAATAACATTGAGCCTGAAACTTGTGGTGATGAACCACTGTCAATAACAGCTAAACCACCAAATCTTACTGACGGATTAAGTGCGTTATTGATGAAGATCCTCCAACAATTAAATCTTGAGATATATAAAGTGATCCAGTAATTGTTTGATTACCTTGAAATATATTACTACCGGTTGTTGCATAACTTCCGGTTTTTGCTTCAATAGAATCAACCCTGTTTTTTGTGGTTAATGTGGTTGTTGCAACACTAGAACTCAAACTAACTATAGATGAGCTTAATCCTAATGTGGTTGTTGCGACACTAGAACTTAAACTTGTTATTGTGCTCGTTAACCCCGATGTTGTTGTTGCGACACTAGAACTTAAATCATTAGTTGTTGTTGCAATTGAAGAACTAAATGTACTATAACCAGTTGTACTAGCTATATTAACTTGTACCGAACCAGATAAAACACCATCAGAATTTATTTTGTCTTTTATTGTTGTATTAATAGAACTGGTAAATAAATTTAATGAACCGGTGGTTGTTTCAATTGAATCAACTCTATTTTTAATATTGAGAGTTGTTGTTGCAATTGAAGAACTTAAACTTCCGATTGAACTAGATAATGAGGAACTTAATTCTAACGTGGTTGTTGCAACACTAGAACT